ATAGTAACATAAGATTAGTTCTTAATGATGGAGTGGTTGTGGCTGTTCCTATAAATACAGAAAACTTAGACTATGTTGAATTAATGAAACAAGTGGATGCAGGTGAACTGACTATAGAGGATGCAGACTGATGGCAATAACAACTTTAGGTGCAAATGCAATAGGAACATTAAGTGGTACAAATTTGCCAACTGGTGCAGTATTGCAAACACTACAAGCAAATAAAACAGACAAACAGTTAATAGAGAGTACATCATTTGTTGATATTTTAACACAACAAATTACACCATCAGCAACTTCAAGTGGCATCCTTGTAATGGCTTATGTTACAGCAAGTGGTTATGGACACTATGACATAAGAGTAACTAGAAATGATGATAACATAGAAAACGCAGGTGGAACTGGTGTAGGTATGGGTGATCAAGTGGGTTCAAATAGAATAAGAAGTGCTGCTCACTTTTACGGTGTCACTAATTATCTTACTACTTATGATTCAGCCGCACCATGTGTTGTTTTATTAGATTATCCAAATACAACATCAGCTATAACTTATAAAATAAAAGGAGCAACTCCTAATAGTGCAACTTCTTATGATATGAATGTAAATCATCAATATTCAGATGGAGATAGTGCTTGGGCTGCAACTACTATAACTACTCTTACAGTTCAGGAGATAAGAGGATGATACCAGAAGGAACAGTAAAAAATAAATTTTCACTAGCCTTAAAAAATTTAAAAGTTAGTGGTTGGACAGTTCTTGGTGATAACCCAACTAACGAAACAGAATTTTTAGCTAGATTTCATAAAGTTGTAAGTGTAGATGCTAACAACAATGCTATTACAAGTAATGACCCAAGCAAGTTCGGTGTAACATGGTCACAGATAAAAACAGAGATGGATAAACTTTAAATGTTTTCCGTATTTCCACTATCGACTAAATCTTTATCAGGAACATTTGCAACAACCATTTCAGCAAGTGTTTCAGCAGATGCAACAGCAACAGGATCAGCATCTGTAACAGCAAGAGTCGGTGCTAGTATAAGTGGAGATGCAACGTGTACAGGTAGTGCTACAGTATTTACTGGATCATCTGCAATCATCACAACACTTACTGGTGATGCAACAGCAACTGCAACGGTTACACGTTCTAGACCAACAAGTGCAAGTATATCTGCAGATGCAACTGTTAATTCAATAACGGCAACTAGAAGTAGACCAGCAACTGCATCAATTGCAGGAGATGCAACAGCAACAGGATCGGCAGCTAAAATATTCTTTTTTGATCCTGCATTGTTTTCAAAAAATAGAGTAGCTAAAGTACCATTTGAAGAAACACGAATAGCGAGAGTGGAGTTTCAAATTTTACGACAGGCTAGTGTTCCACAAGATGAATTTAGAAATGTAAAGGTAGCAGCATAATGGCATTACAATGGCCCAATAAAGATCCTGACGAAAGATTAGATTTTACAATTGATTGGTCACGATTCTTAGATAATTTTGGTAATCCAGTAACAATAGCGAGTGTTCAATGGAAGATGATTTCAGGAACAACGGAGAGCAGTGCATTAAGTGCTGGTAATACGTTTGATGAAACAGGAGCAGTTGTTGCAACAGCATTAGGTATAACTGTTGAAAATATTGTAAACACTACTACAACAGCAACACTTGTGCTTAGTGGTGGAGTTGCTAATAAAGAATACAGATTTGTATGTGAAATTACTACAACAAGTTCTTCACAAACAAATGCAGCTATTGTTACAAAAAGGGTTGTACATCTTAGTGTTAAGGAAAGAGTATAATGGCATATAATTTTTTAGATATGGTAAACGTTGTGTGTAAGCGTTTAAATGAAGAAGAACTTACATCCAGCAATTTTGCTTCGGCTACAGGATTTTACTCTCAAATAAAAGATTCTGTTAATGCAGCTATAAGAGATATAGGCTTCTATCACGATTACTGGCCCTATAATCATACTGAAATTTCACAAATATTAATAGCAGGTCGTTCACGTTATGTGTTTCCAGCAGAAGCAAAATTTGTAGATTTTAAAAGTTTTAGGATACGTAGAGATACATCATTAAATGTTGGTGAAGCAAAAAAATTAGAACATATAACTTACGATGAATACTTAGATAAGCACATAGATCAAGAAGACGAAACAGATACAACTAAAGGTGGTGTACCAGAAAAAGTTTTTAGAGGTCAAAATGAAGAATTTGGTATTGTTCCAATGCCAGATAAAGCATACAAAGTTACTTTTGAATATTTTAAATACACTGAAGATCTAGAATTACACAATGATGTTTCTAGAGTGCCAGAGAGATTTAAATATGTAATTATAGATGGAGCTATGTATCATACCTATATGTTTAGAGATAACATAGAGTCAGCACAAATATCATTTAAAAAATTTAAAGATGGTATGGATTACATGAGAAAAGTATTAATTAATGAAAATATTTATGTAAGGGCTGTGTAATGCCTGATAGGTTGCAAACGTATCCATTAGAATTTAAAGGTGGTTTAATTACAAACTTATCTCCTTTACAGCATGGGGCAACAGCACCGGGATCGGCACGAGTTTTAACAAACTTTGAACCATCTATTGAAGGTGGTTACAGACGCATTAAAGGTTTTGAAAAATTTAATACTAATGCAGTAACAGGCACAGGAAATCTTTTAGGGGTCGTGCAATTTAGAGGACAAGTTGTTACTGCAAGAGGACAATCATCTGGTAATCCTCATTTGTATCTTGTTCCTTCAGGGAGTGGATCACATGTTGATTTATCTACGTCAATAGAATTAGGACCAAACGCAACAAAAGTTAGATTTTTAAATTATAATTTTGATGGCAATGAGTACCTAGCTATTGTTGATGGAATAGGGTATCCTTTACTATTAAAAGGTACAACAGCAGGAAATTTATCAAAACTAACATCTAGCAACGGAACAACTGACATTGATGGTGCGTCACATGTTGCTGTATTTAAAAACCATTTAATAATTGGAAATGACGATAAACTTGTATTTTCTGCACCTTATGAAGATGACGATTTTGATCCTACTAACGGTGCAGGAACAATTCGTGTTGGTGGAGATATAACTTCTCTTATAGCTTTTCGTGATCAACTTGTTATATTTTGTGAAAATAAAATATTTAGACTTGTTGGATCAAGTGCGGCTGATTTTCAATTAAGTCCTATCGCTAGTGACATTGGTTGTGTAGAGGGGGATACCGTACAAGAAGTAGGTGGTGATATTGTTTTTTTATCAAAAGATGGTATTAGAACTATATCAGGTACAGAAAAAGTTGGTGATTTTAATTTATTATCTATTTCAAAAGTTATACAGGATCGTGTAAAAGATTTTGTATCAACACACTCAGATTTTTCTAGCGTCACTATAGGATCAAAAACACAATACAGAATATTTGGATTTTCTACTAGTATTACAACAAGTTCATCAAAAGGGTTTATAGGAACACAAGTATTAGGAGAAGGGGGTGTGCAGTTCAATTGGGCTGAAACTAATGGAATACGAGCAAAAGTTGCACATTCTAGTTTACGTCAAGGTATAGAGCTTGTTGTTTTTGGAGAAACAGATGGGTTTGTTTATAAAATGGAATCAGGAAATAGTTTTGGAGGAGAAAACATTGTTGCAAATTTTTCAACTCCTTATTTTCCTATTACAGATCCACGCTTGCGTAAAACAATATATAAGGCTATAATATATACAGACCCTCAAGGATCACTAGATGTTGATTTTTCTTTAAAATTTGATTTGTCTGAAACAGGAGTTATTGAGCCTAACGTAATAAACATAGAAAACACAGCAGGAACAACAGGAGTATTTTTGTACGGTAATTCAGACAGTCTATACGGAACTGCTTTATACAGTGGGGGTACATTGAAATCTGTGTTTACAAAACAAACAAAAGGATCAGGTTACATTGTGTCATTACAATTTGTAGAAGATTCAACAAATCCACCATATTCATTTGATGCTGTATCATTAGAGTATGGTCAATATGGGAGAAGATAATGGGTACAGCTTATGCGGCTAGACTAAAACTTAATGACATAGCAACTGGTAATGTTATAGATGCTGATGATTTTAACGCTGAATTTAATGCTATATTAAATGCTTTTGCTGTAAGTGGACACACACATAATGGCGATGCAGGTGAAGGTGGAGCTATTGAAAAGATAGGACCTAGCCACCAATACTTAACAGACGGTGATTCATTTTATCCATCAGCAACTAGTTTAGATTTAGGTAAAACAGGCAACCAGTGGGATAATATTTATATTGATGGTAAGGCATATATAGATGGGCTAGGTGAAGACATACTGGTTGATACTGCATTTAAAATACAGTTTAGAGATTCTGATATATACATAAATTCTGGTGCTGATGGTGAGTTAGATATTGCTGCTGATGGTGAGATAGATATAGTTGCTCCTATAGTAGATATCGATGCAAGCACACGAGTTGATATATCTGGTGATGTAACAATTGGTGATGATCTTACTATGGGGTCAGATGGTGCTATTATAAATTTTGGAGCAGACAGTGATATTGTTCTTACTCATGTGGCTGATACTGGTTTAAAACTATCATCTGTAGCTACAGGTAATCTTTTACATCTTCAAAGCACTGAAGCAGGAGCTACTGCAGGTCCTGTTGTTATTATTGAAAGAGACTCAGCTTCACCTGCCGATGATGATTTTGGTGGTTCAATATTATTTAAAGCTGACAGTGACACAGGGGTTTCTAGAAATATTGCAAAAATAACAACACAAGTTAAAGACGTAAGTAACACAACTGAAGACAGTGAAGTTGTATTTAGTAATATAGTTGCAGGAACAGAAACAACACAAATTACATTTGGAACAGGAATAACTTTTGGCACTGCAATCACTGCTGGTTCAACACTTACAGTCAATGCAGGTATAAATGTTGAT